CGCCACTTCGCCGAGGGAAAGGACAAGGTATCAAGAAGAAGCCTTGTACCTCTCCAAAAGAGAAGTTAGAAGGGAGAAACGTGGAATGTACAACGGAGACTTTGGATGCTATGTCATCGGCGGAGATGACTTTGCTGGAGCATGGACAAAACAGCACCGGACCCACTATGAATCATATCTAATGGGTCTGGGCCTTAAAGTAAATCGAAACAAATCTTTCTACTCCAAGAATTGTGCGGTCTTTCTGGAAAAGTTGATCTGCGGCGTCAGGGAAGAAATCCCACTTAAAGACGCGGAAGATGCCAGAACCAGAGGGGGCCCACAAGAGCATGTCCTCTCTTACCTCGTGAAGGTAGCGCTAGCCGGTAAACACACCATTTCGGTGATCCGGCTTACAGAAGTGCGCCGAGTTAGACTCAGCGCCCTTGTGAGCGCCAAACGTCACGCAGCAAGGACCAAGGAAGATGAAATCTTGCCAGCCTGGCTCACACTCCCTGAAGTTCTTCGGAGCAGCTTTTCAGCAGCTCCGGAGGATTGGCGTAAAGAACGGACAATGCATATTGCTAAACAAGTCCATTACAAGACGTTCAGGATGTGGAGACAGAGTGGCCTCCCTTTATATTGGCCAACTAGTCTCGGTGGTTGGGGGCTTCCTGGGAAGCAATCCGCACCCATCGAGTACAGGAAAGCCGCAGCGTGCATCCTCAATGGACGACGCGACTTACAGGGGAAACTGAAAGCAGTCCATCTGACTGCTCGAGCACCAGCGGCTTTAGCTAAACTGCTCCGCAAGCAGCTAGCTCTGGTGAACGGGCTACCAGAAAGACTCCCACGCACGGATTTATTCCGCGGTGATGATATCTACGGTGGGGGCCCAGGAGGAGAAAGTACTTCACTCCTTGGGCCACGACCAGGTTCCATTCGGACCATTGCACCACCCGACCACAAACCGACACCACAAAAAGAAGTAGAGTCGGAAGTCGTCAGGCGCACATTGGCTTTATATAGTCTCGACCGATCGCTTAATTATCGATCAAGCTGGAAAGCTAGCCTCGGAAGGCTAGCCCGGCAAACGAAGCGTATAATCCAAGAAGCTCGTAGTGCATGGAAATCCGCGAAACCAATGGAATCGAAGAAAGCCATCTCCTTGGACTTAACCCGCGAAAACCGCGTTGTCAACGCGTCGCAACTCGACAACATGTTGCAGTATGCAGGTACTCCGGATACTTTGTATTCTGAACTGCATGGGGCAATTCTCAAGCTGAACGGTGAGGACGGGCAACCAGTTGACTGGTCATTAATGACAACAGTCATGACTGCTGCTCGCACCTTCGGCCCGCGTGAGAAATTAACTCCACGCACTATTTTACTCACGGAACAAGAGATCGAACGACGTTTAATACGAGAAAACGTTGCACGGGGATTAGCCGCAGTAGCTTCTACGCTACCGAGACCCGACCCCGATGACTCTTCCGCCGAGAGCACACCCACCAATGACGAA